GTGAAATTTTATTAAGTGGAAATCCTGTTATTCATGAGTGGCAAGATGATGATCCAAAAGCTTCAATAAAAGGTTCTACTTTAAAGATTAGTATTTTAGTTAATTCAGAAGATGGGTTATCTTTATCAGATTTTTACTCTGAAGATGATTATGGATGGGCTTGTGAATTAAGAAGGTTAGAGACTGATGAGGTATTATTTCAAGGATATTTACTACAAGATGATTCACAAGAGTTACAAGTAGATTTTACCCATGAGATTCAACTTACATTTACAGATGGATTAGGATTACTAAAGGATGTTACTTTAGATCAAGCAGCAGTAATATCAGGAGTACTAACAAATCATTCAGTATTAATAGGTACTCCTCCAGGAACATTAAATACTATATCTACTCAGGATATTCGATTAGGTGGATTACAACCTGGTTCAGTATTTACTATAAATGATGGTGCATTAGCTGGTACTTATACAATTTTAAGTATTTCACTTATTCCTACTTTAGGTATATATGATTATTGGATAGTGACAAATACAATAATTGGTTATACGCTTCCTTATACAGCTTCAATAGATTGGATTGATCCATATCCTTTAATCGGCTACATTCCATTGATAGACATTTATAAGCTTTGTTTAAAGGCAACTTTTATAACTTGTGGATTAAATATTTATAGCAAAATATACCCAGTAGGAGGTACAAATGAAAGACTTCTTGATGATACATTTATTCAAGCCGAAACATTTTTAAGCTCTGATAGATGGATGAATTGTTACGATATTTTAGAACAAATAAATAGCAGATTTAATCTTTCATTATTTCAAGCACATGGAAAATGGAATTTAATGAGATGGGATGAATTATATCGTTATACTACTAATACTGGTGCTACATTACAATATCATACATATTCAACAGATTTTATTTATTCAGCAACAAGCACCAATAGTGATGTTTGGGTATTTAAAAAGGGAAATGATATGGAGGTAGGTGTGTTAAAATCTATTAATAGAGCCAATCAATTTGTAAAAGAAACATTTAATTATGTACAACCTGAATCTTTACTTTGTAATTATAATTTACAAGATTTAGGAGGATTAATTCAGCAATATGATTCAGGATTATTTACGATTAAAGAATATGGTTTAAATAGTTGGTATAATGGACCATATTCGCCATATCCTGATAGATTTATTAGAATTACAATTGATAATGATCCTACTTCTAGAACATATCTGCAAGAATTAGATAGAAACATTGTAATAGTTAATAGTACAGGCAGTGCGCCACAATCTGCAAAAAGTTGTGATATTCCATTGTCTAAAGATGATTCAATTGAGTTTAATTTTAGCTTTAGGACAAGTGTACATCAAGCTGGTCCAGTAAATACAATTTTTGCAGTATCAATTACAGATGGAACTACAACATATTATGTACAAAATAATGGATCATGGGCCACTACATTAGGCTTTAGTTATTCTACACCTAATGGTGGAGATACATTTGATTGGCAGAGTGTAAATATTATTTCAAATCCAGCTCCAATTGATGGAATTGTAAATATTTATTTAGCTGAGGCTACTCCTAATGGTGGTTCTCCATCAACTGATGAAACTCTTTATAAAGATTTAAGTTTTATTATAACATATTTTATAAATGGTTCAGGTAAAGTTATTGGACATACTCATACAGACTCACAATCATTAGATATAAAAAACAATATTGATAAAGAAATTTTTATTGATAATTCACCTAGAACATCAATAAAGGGAAGTCTATACTTAGCATCTTATACTAATTTACTTAGGGATTTAACTGCATTTTGGGAATATCCTGGTACATCTTATAGCTATCCAACTTTAGGTCAACATACTACACAAGAAGCTTTGTTTTCTACTTATAAAATGCGTAGTAAATATGAAGGTAAATATCTTTATATAAATCAAGAAGATGTGATGCTTACAATACTTGCAGTATTTGTAGATAATCAGAATTATAATTTCTTTAGGTATGCTCCAGGTAGAATGACAATAGACTATAAGAATGGTTATGCTGACTTATCATTAGTTGAAATTATTGATAGTCCAACTGGTAACTTTATTGGTCCATTTGGTAGTGGTATAGAATATGATTATTTAGTTTGGGCAGCAAGTAGACTGTATGAATTTAATTATCTTTATGAAAAATCTTAAAATATGGGATTAGTTAAAGGAAAAGATGTGATGATTTATTTGCCTTATGTACCTAACGAAAAGCCTATAGCTTGTGCTAGATCTATAACATTTGAAACACAAAATGATTTAATTGAAACATCAATAACCGGTTCAGGCAGATTTAGAACATATTCTCCAGGTGCAATGTCATATTCAGGAACTATTGAAGGTTTAGTTTTTTTAGGTACAAATACAAATTCAAAAGTTGGATTAATTCAGATGCAGAATTTTATGGATAATTATGCTCCATTTCATTTTTCATATTTTATGACAGATGGTAATATTGAATATAGGAGAGATGGTTTATTTTTTATTGAATCAATAACTGAAACATCATCATTTGATAATATAGCTACTTTTACTATAAACTTTAGAGGAACAGAAGGACTTTTTACAACAATAACATAATGAAAAAAATAATCACACTTTTAATGCTAACTTTTATCGTTAGCATTTCATATGCTCAGTATACACCAATGACTGCAGCAGGATATCAGTTTAAGCGAATCCTATGCGATTCTACGCTACATATTCCATCTTTCTGTGGTGTACCAACCTTGCGTAATTCAAGTGCTAAAAATGGCGCAATTGCCTTAGATACTTGTAATAATTTATTCTATAAATGGACAAATGCAAGCGGTTGGACAGTTATCAATGGAGTAGGTAATATTGTTGGAATAAATGGCTTAAATGGAAGTGATTCTATAAAATTAGGAGGACCATTAATTGAGAATACTATAATTTATGGTAATCAGAATTTTAATTTGTATGATTTAAAAACAATAGATTTAGCAGCTCGTGGTAAAGGTGAAGTTTATATTGATAGTGTATTGGTTGGTATTGGTGGTAATTTTCTTGATTTACAAACAGATAGTACAAATATACCATCATCAGATACATCTTATTATAAGCCATTAGCTATTGGTTCTTCTCAAGTTGTTAGAAGAATGAATTCATGGCCTAAAACTGATACAACAAATAAATTTGTAAATTCAGTAATTAAGATAAATGATTCTACTATTAGAGTTTTTAAAGGAAATACAATAACTGATTTAAAAATACTTGGTAGAACAGATTCTACAATATATTATACAAAATATCGTTCAGATACATCAAGGACAAATATTTACAATGCTATAAATACTAAGCTTAGCAAATCAGATTCAACAATATTTTATACAAAATATCGTTCAGATACATCAAGGACAAATATCTATAATGCCATTAATCAAAAGTTAAACATTACAGATACAACAAACAAATGGGTTAATAATGTTACTAAAGTAAATGATTCTACAATAAGAGTGTGGAAGGGAACAACATCAACTATAATTGAGTTACCTCGTGGATCAGGAGGAGGAGGTGGTACTGGAACAGTTTATAACGTATCAACTGGTTATGCATTAAGTGGCGGACCTATAAATACTACAGGAACCATAATAGTTGACTCAGCAATATTATCAACTAAGTACTTAAGACGTGCTGATACATCTAACTTAGTGGCAACAAAGAGCAATCTAGCGTTAAAATTAAATATAGCAGATACACTAGGTATGCTTAGTAAATACTTGCGCAAGGTAGACACTTTAAGTCTTAGCAATCGTATCAATCAACGACTTTTAATATCTGACACTACCAATAAATTTGTAAACAATGTAACTAAAAAAAATGACTCAACTATAACAGTATTTAAAGGAACCAGTGCAACAGATATAACTTTGCCTCGTGGTACAAGTGGAGGAAATGGAACTGTGACAAATGTCGCAACAGGATATGGACTAAGTGGTGGACCAATAACATCAACTGGTACTATAATAGTTGACTCAGCAACATTATCAAGTAAGTACTTAAGGCGTGCTGATACATCCAATCTAGTTGCAACTAAAAGCAATCTAGCTTTAAAACTAAATATAGCTGACACTACTAATAAGTTTGTAAATAATGTCACTAAGATTAACGATACTTCGTTTAGAGTATGGAAAGGAACAACATCATCTGTAATAGCTTTTGCAAAAGATATAGTTTATACTCAATCTCCAATAATGAGTAAGGTAAGTAATGATTCAAATATTATTTATTTTAATGCAGATACAGCTAATGCTTGGCGTGGGGGAGGAAGTGGCACTACACCATCATTACAAGATGTTGCTACTGTAGGAAATTTTTATGCAAATGATTTTGGTGATACATTAAAAATAAATACTTATGATGGAAATAATAAGCATCCTATTTTATGGACAAATGATTTATTTGGTAGTCAACCAACTAATACTTTAGATTTTAGTTATAATTCTGGTGCGAATAAAAATGTTGCTAAAATAAAATTTGGGGAAGTAAATACCTCAATTGGAATGGGTTACATTGAATTAACTGATGAAAATTCTGTATTCAAAAATGAAATAAGTAGTAGGACAATATATCAAAATGCATATTCACCATCAGGCACAACACAAACTACTTATTTCCCATTAATGAAAGATGGTACAGATACACTTGCAACATTAGAAGATGTAAGAAATGGTGGAGGTAGTGGTACGGTAACTAATATATCTACTGGTTATGGTTTAAGTGGTGGACCAATTACTGATACTGGTACAATTATAATTGATTCAGCCACTTTAAGCAATAAATATTTAAGAATAGTAGATACTACAAATAAATGGATAAATGGTTCTGGAACAGCTACAAGAGTGCCATATTGGTCAGCAAATAGAACTTTGACAAGTTCACCAAATATGGTTTGGAATACATCAGATTCATCATTAGGAGTTAGTAACTTTTATACAGGAACACCTGGAAGTACGCAATTTGATATAAATTCAACAGCTACATCTTTGCCTATATCTTTGGGTATATGGAGAAGACAAATAAATGGAGCTTATACATATTTTAAAGAAGATGAACAAGGTGGCGCACAACATAAATGGGCATTTGTTGGAAGATTTGGCTTTAATCAAACAAGAGCTTTTTATCAAGCCAATTCATCAATAATGAATATAAATTTAGGTTGGGAAAGTCCTAATAGCAGTAATTTTGATGGTAGTACATTACTTATAAATCCAAAAATAAATATTACTAATGCACTACATACAGGAACAACAATAAGAGGCATTTATTATAATCCAACATTGACTTCCCTAACAAATACAAAACATATTGCTTTACAAACAACAAGCGGAGATATCATATTTAATAACTTAAAAACATCATCTTCTACAACTGATTCAATTGCGATATTTATAAATGATACATTAAAGAAAGCTCCTTATCCAGCTTCAGCTACTGGTTTTGTACCATATACAGGTGCAACTGCTGATGTTGATTTAGGCGCACATTTATTGTCTGCACAAGGATTAAGAGTTACTGGTACAAATGGAGCTGGAGATATACATTTAAGACATCAGGCAACTGATGCAACAGCTACAGGTCAATCAACTTCATTATTTGCTGATGCAAATGGAGATTTAAAATACAAAAATGCTGGTAATTTTTATACTACTTTAAAAACATCTAATCAAACGGCAAATAGAGTTTATACTTATCAAAATAAGTCTTATACACTTGCAGATAGTGCAGATGTAGCAGCAAGAGTAAATTATACTGATACTGCATCAATGCTTACACCATACTTAAGAAGCAACATAGCAACAGCAACATATCTTGCTAAGACTGATACTGCAAGTCTTTCAAGCCGTATAAACCTTAAGGTAAATATTGCAGACACATCAAGTATGCTTACACCATACATCAGATTAGCTGGTACTGGTCTTACTAAATCATCACAGACATTATCCAACAATCTATCTACTGGTGTTAGTGGTGGGCAGTCTGTTGTTGGGGGAACTGCTGCAAGTGATTCCCTTACAATATCATCTACAACAAATGCAACAAAAGGAAAAATTAAATTTGGTACAAGTGTATATTTTGAAAATACTAATAATCTTGGAATTGGAACATCAATAGATGCTGGGTATAAATTAGACGTAAATGGTTCTTTTAGAACATCAACTTTGGCAACTACTTCTTCATCAACATTTGGTGGAACTGGTACAAATGTAGTAATTGGTTCTAGTGGATTATCAAATTATAAATCAACAAGTGCAGGAAGCAATCAATTTCCTGCATTAGCAATAATTGGTACATCATCATCTCCAACTACTGGAAGTACAATATTAATTGACAGAGTAACGCCAGGATTACTTTCATTTGGAATAAGTAATGGTGCAAGTCAAATAACAAGAGCTGGTATACAAGCTACAAGTACTAATAATACAGCAGGTTCAGAAAACGGAGATTTAACTTTTTTAACTCAAAGTGGGGGAACTGCTATGAGTGAAAAAGTGAGAATTACTGGTGCTGGTGGATTAACAATAAATTCAACAAACACAGCATCAGGAACAACTGGAAACCAAACAATAAACAAAGCAAGTGGAACAGTTAACATTGCTGCTTCTGGAACAACAGTAACAGTAACAAATTCACTTGTAACAGCTACATCAATAGTGTATGCAGTTATAAGAACAAATGATGCTACTGCAACGATTAAGAACGTAGTACCAGCTGCTGGTTCATTTGTAATAAATTTAGGTGCAGCAGCTACAGCAGAAGTGTCAATAGGATTCTTTGTAATAAATTAAATATATGAAAGCAATACAACCAGTATCAATTTGGGCAAATGGAGTGAATTCCCAAGCAACACAATTATCATTAACTATTATTAATGATAACCTATCTACATCAGCAACACTTTACTATCAGTTATTAACTGAAGATGGAACACAATTAGCACAAGGTAACTTGAATATTGATGGTGAAGAATATCAGACTTGGGGTGAGTCAGAAAATATTAATGATGAAACTTATAAAATTGTCGCAAATCGTTTATCTTTGATTTTTACATAAAAAAATTATTAGACCGAGCTGCATTTCTATGCGGCTTTTTTTTGTATGAAAAAATTACTTATCATAATATTATTTTTTCCTTTACTTGCTAATGCAAGAAAATTCTATGTATCATCTAGTACTGGTAATGATTCAAATAATGGTATTTCTGCAGCAACAGCTTGGTTAACTTTAGCTCATGTAGAAGATCTTGCTAACATAACTCCTACATCATTTTTTGTAGCTGGTGATACTATAGCTTTTAAAAGAGGAGATGTTTTTGCTAATGGACGTAATAGAGGTTATGGTTCATTTATATGGACAGGTCCGGGTTCTAGAGGATGGGGGGGTAATTGCCCAAGTGGTACAGCTTTGAATCCTATAGTATTTACATCATATGGTACTGGTTCTATGGCAAACATATTATTTCCTTATCCATCATCAATACAAGCTAATACAAGAAATGCTATGCTATTTGATAATGTAGAATATATAACATTTGATAGTTTGCAGTTTAATGATATTAGATTTCCTGTAAATGATAAAGTGTCAAGTGCTTATACTTGTGCAGGATTATTGTTAGGTGAAGCTTCAATAGGAAATGGTACAGGATACACAGATTTATCAGTTAATAACATAATTATAAAAAACTGTATTTTTAGTAATATTTCTTATGGTGTGGTTTCAGTTGGTCATGATATAATTATAGAAAATAATAATTTTACAAATTTTAAAGCAAGTGGTGATACTATAGGTACATTTGATGTTGGAGCAGATGCATTAATGCCAACAGGATCTCATTATTTAATCAAAAACAATCTTATTCAAGGCAGTTGGGCATATGCTAACCCTTATTCATCTTCTGAGGGAAAACTTGGAGGTGGTCTCGAATCAATAAATGACTTTGATAGCAGTTTAATTATATATAATACATTTTTTGACAATTCTGGAGCAATGGAATTTGGACAAAATAGAGGAACACAATTTGGTCCTAATGATGATACATTTGCTTATAATAAATTTATAAACAATTATAATTTATGTTATGTAAATGTTAGTGGTACATTTACTTGTACAGCTAAAAATATGCACTTTTGGAATAATATCATAATAGAAAATAATAACAGTAGACAAAGTGGTATAAATTTTGGTCAAGATGTGTTAGAAGATGGACAATCATTTACAAGTTGGAGTTTTTGGCCTTCATTTCCTTTAAATGCAAGTAATAATACTGCAGGTAGATATGCTGGATATTATAGTGATGCTGGTGTTGTTGCTGATACCTTATATGACATAAGAAATAATATATTTTGGAATACTACTGGTCAAATAATAAATTATAGTGGCAGAACTAAGGTTAAATATAATAACAATATATATAGATTAAGTGGAGGATCAACAGTTGGTAATACTCTTCAATTAGGAGAAATATCTACTATTAATAAAGTATTTATTGATACATCTAATATAAATCCAATTTATTGGAACTTACATTTAGGATTAAACAGTCCAGCAATTAATGCAGGTGTGCAAATTGCAGGTATTACTAAAGATTGGGATAGAGCTGCATTAACAAACCCTCCAAGCATAGGATTATATAATTATTCAAATCCTTTACCTACAAATACATTAAGATTAAGAACAAAATTTGTAAATAAAAATTAATGGCATGGATATTGGATTACTTTGGTTATTATGCAAAATTTAAGTAATTTTAAGACAATGGAAAATCATCCTGATAACAATCCTTATTTAGGTTTCAGTTCTACGCTTATCAGTATATCATCCGCTACATTTTGCATGGTTGCCTCTGATCTACAGCCATTAGCAACTTTAATCGGTTCCATCGTGGCTATCCTATCTGGTATCTTTGCAATTAGATACTATTATTACGCAACTAAAAAAATAAAATAATATGAAGTCATCATTGTTTACTCTTAACAAAGCAGATTTTATTAAAGGATTGGTCATTGCTGTATTAACTGGAATTATAACAGCCGCTTACTCAACAGTACAGAATGATTCATTGCATTTTGATTGGAAATCTATTTCAATTGCAGCTATATCAGCTGCGTTTGCATATATAACCAAGAATTTGCTTACCAACTCAAATGATGAGTTCTTGAAGAAGGATCCATCCTAACTACCCAATGACTAAAAAAAATATTTGTCAGGATTACCTTAAAAAGTATCCTGACTATCCCAATTTGAAACTATCTAGAATAATCTATTCTGAAAATAATTTATTGTTTAAAGATGTAGAAGATGTTAGAGCTATTATCAGATATTGCACTGGTAATGCTGGCAAAAAAAATCGGAGCTTTGCGAAAGAGTTTAAAACAGATCCTAAGCCGCTTAATCCATATAACCTACCAGAGTCTCACGAAGAAAAACGTGAGGCTTTTGTTTTACCCAAAGCTTGCAACAACATTTTGCTTATCTCTGATCTGCATATCCCTTACCATAATATTCAAGCGGTAACAATTGCTTTAGACTATGGCAAAGCAAATAATGTCAATACAATATTTATCAATGGTGACCTAATAGACAATCACCAGGTAAGCAGATTTGAGACTGATCCTAAGAAGAGAAGTGTAAAGCAGGAGTTTGATGCTACAAAGCAGTTTCTTGTCTCTTTGCGTTCTGCGTTTCCTGATGCTGCTATTTACTGGCTAAAAGGTAACCATTGTATCCGATGGGAGAAGTTTTTACTTATGAAAGTTCGTGAGATATGGGATGATGAGTATTTTCAATTAGAAGAACGTTTGCAACTTAATTCAGTTAAGGTTAAAATCCTAGATGATAAAATATTGGTAAAAGCCGGTAAGCTTTCCATCACACATGGTCATCATATTTTCAAAGGAGTATTTACACCAGTCAATCCATCACGAGGAGCGTTTTTAAGGGCAAAACAGAGCCTAATAGTTGGTCACCTACACAGAGCTTCACATCATCCTGAAGTGGACCTAGACGGCAAGATAATCAGTTGCTGGAGTACAGGGTGTCTATGTGAGCTAAAACCTAACTACTCACCAATGGTCAGCAATGCACAACATGGCTTTGCTCATATCTTAGTTGAGTCCAATGGTGACTACACTGTCAAAAATTACCAAATAGTGAACGGCAAGCTTCATTAATAAATTATCGTAACTTTAAGATATGAGTGAAAAAGTCATAATACCAGATACAGTCACTCCTGCAGAAGAAGAGACAGAATATGATGGTGAGATAATTTTATCTACTTCTCACGATTATATCACATCTGCAGTCAATGCTATCAATGTCATAGCTGATATGGATACGGCTATAATGACCAAGAGTGATGAGAACCGAATAAAGAAAATAAAGAGACAATCACTAAGAATTTTATCACACTACATTAATGAGATTTATGAAGAAACTTTTGATGATAGCAGTAACAATAATGATGAGTAGTTGTTACACTTCTAACAAGGCCAATAAAGACATCAATAAAGCTTATGAGAATTATCCTGAGACAGTGGCAGCCTTTGCGAGAGATAAGTTTCCATGTAAAGAAACTAATGTTGACAGTGCTGTCAAAACTGAATATGATTTTATTGAGATTAAATGTCCAGATCAGGCAGAACAGGTTCAAGTAATTGACACACTTTACTTGACAAAGCCATCAAGGCCTAAGACATACATAGTTTACAAAGATAAGTTTGTGGCTATCCCATCTACAACTAAAACTATTACTAAAATAGTTAGAGATAGCAGTTGCGAGATACTCCTTAGGAAAAGTGTAGAGAATCAACAGAATTACGTTCGAAAAAATGAGAAGCAAGCAGACTGGATTAAATGGCTAATCATACTTTTAGCCATATCATTTATTGGTAACATCTTATTTGCTTTTAATAAACGATGAATGAAATAGCGTTCCATAATAGACTCAAATCTTATAATCTTTATAACAAGGTTACTCCTCATCAATTGCGTGGAATGATGTCTATTGTAGACTATTGTGAAAGTAATAAATATATTACCGACAAACGCTGGATAGCATACATATTAGCAACAGTATATCATGAGACTGGTAGAGCATTTGAACCAGTAGAGGAAGTTGGGCAAGGCATTCGCAAGCCATATGGCCGTAAAATAAAAATGAATCTTAAGCCATATCAATATCCTGATAAAATATATTATGGAAGAGGATTAGTCCAGCTTACCTGGTATGATAATTATGAGAAATTTGGTAAGTTATTAAAGCTTGATTTATTAAGTAATCCTGAGCTTGCAATGAAGATGGACGTGTCAATTGACATACTTGTCAAAGGCATGACACAAGGATTATTTACAGGAGTTAATTTAGCTCGTTACTTTAGTGACAACAGAGAGGATTGGGTAAATGCTAGGAAAATAATTAATGGCAATGACAGAGCAGAGCTTATTGCTTTATACGGTAAAAGGTTTTATCTTTGTTTAACTTGATTTTTTGAGAATCGGAAGTAGTTTTTAGCCTGGTGTTTCCACACTGGGCTTTTTTTGTGGATAACTTATTTTTTA